TCAGTAAATACTGAACCCATAAATATTGCTGTTGGCGTTATATTCATTAATAAGTCTACGTCTAGTCTTGTTATACCAACTTCAAACTGTTCTTTGTCACCCCAAAATGGGATTACATTTACCGCAACTGGAGACACTTTTTTATTTTGTATAGGCGCTATATTTTCCTTTGTACCTTTAAATTGATTTGGGGATTTAAATAAATTTGGGCTAGACCCTTCATTTATCATATTATATGGTTTTTGACTTAAAACCCCCATGTCTGATAAATCAACTTCAACATGTACATTGTGTGCCCCAATTGGTGCCCCAAATATCATATAATCACCAGAGTTATTTGTTGTTGTCGTAAATTTATAATATTTACAATAAATTTCTTCGCTTTCTGGGTTATCCTGTATTTGTCTTTTAGTATCAAATCTACCAACTGTTACCGCACACTCGTCACCCCCATTTGTATTTGATGGTAGTAAGCTGTATGGCATTCCGTCTGAATTTTTGTCTGATATCGTTTCATATGGGTATAGACCAAAAATCTCTGGGTCTAGTTTGTCTATCTCTTCTACAGGTACAAATATGGATACCTTAGCATTTGGTACCCCAACACCATTATTTATTATTACTCTACCAACAACACAGCCATAGTCCGAACTAAATCTCCTATAGGCCTCATCTTGAGATATTTTTAATGATAATATCTCAATAAAATCAAAATCTTGATTTATTGATACGTTTATATTTTTATTATCACCGCCAGGTGTGGTTTTTAACCTGATACTATTAGACATATTTAAGTTTTAATATCTTCGACATCTAATAACTCAACGTCTGAATAATCGAATGAATCGTCATCATCGTCATCATCATCGTCATCATCGTCATCTCTATTATTTTTAAATTTACTGTAAAATTTAGCAAACTTTAATATATTTTTAGTTAAGTCTAATTCATTACCTTTCTTAATGAAAGATATTTTAAAAGAAATGTATAAGCTAGCTGGTAAAACAATTATTATTGAAATAATAGTTGCCATTATAAATAATATTATCTTAGTAATAAATAAAATCGAATTACCAATTAATGGGTATTTATCCTTTATATTATCAAAACTAATAACTGGTATATCACCAATAGAACTATTTTTACTTTTACAATTACAACCCATAACTTTTTTTTTTTACTTTTAATTATATAACTAATTATAACATTTTTAACATAAAAGTGAATAATTAAAAGTTATTACTTAACCCTAACTTTAATATCCGTTTCTGGATATTTTATTTCAAACATACCTATTGGGTCTCCATAGAGTGTATATTCACCTAATAGGTCGACTTGTCTTGTCGCATCATCAATATATGGCTGGGCTATTTCATTAGATGAATATCTGCCCTGACCTACTTTATTGTAAACTCTTAAGTCTATTACATTCAAAACTCCAGGAACGTTATTTATATTTTCAATTAGTTGGGCCATATAAATATTATTACCCATATCCCATTTAGTTATATCGAAATAGTCTGTTATGTTAGATATTGTTTCAGTTATAACTTCTGATTGAGAAAATTGTTTATCTATAAATAAATCAACTTCAAAACCTAAATTATACACAGTTCCATTGTCTACCTCTATGTAATCATTAATCATTCTATAATCTGAAAGGTAAGTTGCCAAGTTCTGGTTTAATGTTGATGTTGATTGTGTACTTAATTTACCATCTTCATCTAGAGTTAAAGTATATATTTTAATTTTATTTTGTTGTTCGACTATGTTATTTCTAAAAGGTATTCCAAATTTGCCTGGCATTAAAGATATTCTAGTTTTATAATCTTCTATTGTTACACATCTTTCTTGTGATGCAAAATTATACCTAACAAGGTTTCTTAATTCTTCAACACTAGGTTCATCTCTACCACCTATAGCTGGTAATGGATTATTTACTTTAAGTGAATTCTTAACCTTCTGATTTATAGTTTGATTTGACCCATTAACAAACATTTCTTTTTTGGTTACGGCATCTATAGTATTTGGACCTAGATTAGATGTTGAGCCTCCACCCACTCTATAAGATATAAACATTGTTTTATTTGCGCTAACAGTTAGACCTAGAGATGTGTTATTTATAAAATCTCCTACTCTATTAACTAGTTGTTTATTAACATCAAAATCGCAAAGTGATGAAATGTCTTCAGAACCTCCACCAAAAATTACTTTAGTAAATCCATTGTCAGTATATTCACTGATAAATCTTTGATTTACTCTCTTATATTTACCAGGTTTAACTGTTGAATTATCGCTTAATCCTGTGAGGTCTTCTATAAAGACTATATCATCCGCTAATGCGTTGACCTCGTACCATCTGAGGTCTTCATCATAAAATTGACCATTAGTTGGTGTAGTCGTGTAATTTGTACCATCTAAAGTTACTATAGAATTTATTGATAAAATATCATTATCTGGTAATATTACCTCAAAAAATGGTCTAACATCAGCACTACTTAGTGTTCTACTAAATATTTTTGTTACACCATTTACAACCATTTCTCTTTTTGTTATCGTATAATTTAATATGTTGCCATTATTATCTTCATTTGGTATGATTAATCTATTTTGTATACCCCCAGTTGTGAATGGGGAAGAAAAATCAATTTCATCAATAGTTTCAAATACTTTACCACCGCCACTAACTTGAGCCCCAATGGATATTAATGGGCAATATGAAAAGTCAAATGTATCACCCCCAACTGGTACTGTAACTGAAAAATCTACTATGGTAACTGATGGTTTTTTACCTGGAACTTTTAAACCGAAAGTCCTTGCCATTGATAATATTGAACTTCTTTCTTGCGCAAAGTCTATTTGTGTTTCTTGAAACATTCTATCTGTGTTAAATGATAACATATCCCCAACAGCAGCATTTAATTCTAATAACATCATACCAACTGATGCATCATTAAAGTCATTGAATATATCTGGATAATATTCTTTTACAAAATTTACTAATTCTGTTCTTACGTCAGCAAAGTTTCTACTATAATAATTAATTTTTTTAGCCATACTAAGTATTTTAAAGTTCTATAATAATAAAGTCTTTTTCTTGAAATACTCCCTCTGTTACTGTATAATCAATCCTAACTTTAGCATGATATACACTATCTTCACTTTCTTCTACAGTGACTTCATTTATTTGTAAATTAGGTAGATATTTTTTAACAGTATCTGTTATTTCTTTTTTTATATCGTCCCTAGTCAAAGTGTCATTTGGCTCGTATATAAATTTTAATAAGTTAGTACCAAACTCTGGTAGGTATAATCTTTCACCTTTTTTGGTTAATATTAAATGCATTAAATCAGACTTAATTGCTTTATTATCATCATCATTAAGTAATATTAAATCACCCCTACTACTTTGCTGGAATGGAAACGCTATATTAATGAATTTACCTCTTTCTGCCATAACAATTGCTTTATAGATAAATATGATAATAAAAATTTTTGTAAAATAAATAGAGTTATAAAAATAAAAAAGGGGAAATCTTTCGAAATCCCCAATTTAATATAATATATGCTATATTATATAATGCTAAGCGTCACATCCACCACCAGCACAAACGAACATTGAATTTTCTGGTTTTTTAGGTGTATTTGTTATAGCGTTTTCAGATGCTGATAGTTTTTTATTTTTACCTAATTTAGACTCTGTTCTAGTATAGTAAGAACCAGTCTTAAGGCCTTTTTTCCAGGCAAATACTAATGCGCTTGATATTTTACTATATTTAGCATCTTTATGGTAAACATTTAAGCTTTGAGATTGGTCCACAAACTTATTTCTAATTATGGAAAGTTCTAATAAAACTTTTTGTGGTATCTCCCAGACTGTTTTATATCTATACCTAATGTCTTGTGGTATTTCTTGTATATCTTGAATACTACCTTCATTAGCTATAATTTGGTCTCTTATTTCTTCAGTCCATAAATCTAATTCATCTAACTCTCTAGCTAAGTATTTATTCACTACAATAAACTCACCATCACCAACCATTCTTGTAAATATATTTGATGTTACTGGTTCAAAACATTCAAAAGCGCCTAATAATATTGCACTAGAGGCTGTTGGCATTAAACCTATTAATAATGAGTTTCTCATGGGTATTGGTTCACCCTTTTCTAATGGTGACCATCCATCAATATATGTTTCTCCTTTAGAGTATTTACTACCTTCCCATGCTGGGTAATTTTCACCTTCTTCATTAGCTAGAATCATGCTCTCTTCAACAGCAGACTTATACATTGTTTCAAAAATATCATGATTCCATTTTTTAGCCTCTTCACTTTCAAACGAAATCTTTTTCTTTGCGAAGAAATCTGCCAACCCAGCAACACCTATTGCTACGGCCCTTTGGTCTTCACCAGCATTTTTACTCCATTCATCAGACCATTTATTATTGTCAATTACTCTATTTAATGCCCTAACTAAAACTCTAACCGATTTAGAAATACTTTTAAGATTTTCATGTTCAGCTAGATTAACCGAGGCTAGTGTACATTGAGGTGTATAGGTTGGCTT